ATGACACACGACGACTTCACCCGATACGTGGTGAAGCACCCCACAAGCGGAATCTACCGATACTATCGGCGCACTCCGGTAGAGGTTGCCCACCTCGACAAGCGCAGTCACGTCCGACAGTCTCTGAAAACGAAATCCCTCAAGGACGCACTCGGCAGGGCGGAGGTAATCCACGGCGCCCTGGAGGATCTCTGGAGGGCGATGCTCGCGGGTAGAAGCAGCGAATCGGCCATCGAGCAATACGAAGCGGCAGTCAAAGCGGCCCAGTCTCTAGGCTTTGTCTATCGGCCGGCGGCCGAGGCTGCGAAACTTCCCCTCGAGGAGATAGATCGAAGGATATCTATCGCTCAAGAGAACGTCGGCAAATCGGAAACAGTTCTGCACGCGGCTCTAGGAACGGCCCCCGATCCCGCGCCGCACGTCTCGGACATATGGCACCTCTATGCCGAGCACAACGCCGCTGGGTTCAAGGGAATGTCTCCCAACCAGTACCGCAAGCACAAGATCTCGCGCGAGCGCGCCATTCGGTATCTTCAGGAAAGGATCGGCGATCCCGAACTGGGCAGGATCACCCGGACAGACGTTCTCGATTTCCGATCCTGGTGGATCGGGAAAATCAGCCGCGAAAGCCTGAAGGCCTACAGTGCCAACCGATGCTTCAGCGACCTGGCCGGCATGATGTCGGTTATCGATATGGCCTTACAGACGAGCTACGGAGCCGTGTGGCGAGAGATCAGGATCAAAGCTACAAACGCCACGAAGCTGGGCAAGAGAAGTCCCTTCGCTACGGACTACATTGCCGAAACCATCTTAGCCGAAGACGCTCTCGGCTGCCTCAATGACGACGGTCGAAGGGTCGTTCTCATCATGATCGAGACCGGGATGCGCCTCGGCGAGGTCTGCAATCTTCGACCAGAAGACATTCACCTCGAAGACGAGGTGCCTCATGTCGAAATCGCGGAACGTGAGGATCGGCAGCAAAAGACCGCATATTCGATTCGCCGCGTGCCGCTGGTCGGTGTGGCACTCTGGGCCATGCGCCAAAGCCCTGACGGGTTTCCGAAATTCCACGACAAAGCTGACGTTGCTTCCGACCACATCAATAAGGCAATGCGCACGGCCGGCCTGCGACCGACAGCACGGCACACCGCCTATTCTTTCCGACACTCGTTTCAGGACAGGATTGAGAACGCCGGCGCTTCCGACAGAATGCAGGCTGACCTTATGGGCCACGAGTTCGGACGGCCACGCTACGGTGACGGTCCCGAGATGAAGCGAAGGCAAGCACTGCTGGAACGCATCAGGTTCCGTCCGCCGTGGCTGCCGGCCGAGTTTCAAACGGAAGACATCGAACCGCCAGGCGTTGATTCGCATGAACTTTGATGGCGCTTAGGGGCCATGGAGACTGCCGGGGCCATCAAGGGACGCCCAGGACCATGAATTGGGCCAGTTTCACACCATGGCAAGCACGGCGGAGGCAGTGCGGGTATTGCTGGAGGACCGATCCACGACGGAGGGCGCGAGTTCATCAGGACGAAGGCAAGCGTGCTTGACCGCGCTCGCCGGGGAAGTCGAGCCAAATCTATCGAGAGCAGCATTTCCGATGGCGGTCGTGGGGGCTGGGATGTTTATCCGCGACGGCTGATCTCACGCTGAATTCGCAACTCTTCACGGATACGATCCAATTCTATTGCCATATGGCTCTGCGTTTTTACGAGACGCTCTCCGACCTCGATCAGCGCCACAACGCCATCGCCGAGGCGCCCGACCTCGTCGGACAGCCTGTTGAGAGCCGTTGGATCGACGATTACGGCCGCAACCTGAGCCTTCGAAGCATCTGCCGCCGGCGCGGCTCTCATTCCCATGGCGATCCCGATGTAACGGACGGCGAAGATGATCGCCAGCGTCGCCCCGAAGGCGACGACCGCCAGCGGATGCAGACCGTTCAGATCAGGTACCTTTTCCATTCTTGCTCTCTCCGACATCGTGAGCGGCGCGAAATACATTGGTGAGCTCGCAAACCGCGAAAGCGGGGTAGATTGCGAGCCAGGTGCTCACGATTCCAGAGAGCAGATAGCAGTAGGAGATACCGACGAAGATCATGCATCCGAAGCCGGCCGAGGCGACGCGGATATGCGGTGTCACGTTCTGTCGGGCGCCATTGATGATCAGCCCGACCAGCCTGAGTATACCGAGCAGGACCATCGCGATGCCGAGCAGGGTCTCATCGCCAAAGATTGCTTCGAAGCCTGCGAACGCCGGCTGCGAAAACGTCGTGCCGGGCAGCAGCAGTATCACACCCCACAAACCGGTGATGACAGCAAGGAGCCATTCCGTCATCCGGGTATGAAAGCGGTGCTGAATGCGGATCCAGAGACCTGGCCCGGAGAATGCATCCGGCCCGGTCATTTCACCGCCTCGTCATGCGCTGCGCACTCCGCCCGGGTCCACGTCTGCGACCCACAGACGCCCGCAACGGTTTCATCGATCTTCTCCTGATCGGCCGGCGTCGCGCCGATCGCGCCGATCAGTGATGTTCCGACGATCGCACGGGCAGTGCTGTTCAGCCTATCCTTCGACGCAGCGACCTGTTGCGTTGATGTACAGCCAGCCGCGCTCGCGGCATAGGCGACGAGCAATACGAGCCTTGTCAGCCTCATTGGTAAGTTCTCCGATTGCTTTGGTGGTTGCGGCATCGAGTTGTGCCCGTTCGAGCATCCTGCCCTGCTCCTCGGCTGCAGGGAGAAGAACGAGGCCATTCACGGCCGAAAACACGAGGAACACGACGAAGCCGCCCGCTGCTGCGGCGCCCGCAAGAGAAAGTTTGTCGATCATTCCACGATCGCCCTCTGGATGGTCTTGATCCGGCGGATGATCCATTCCCCGAGAAGCAGAAACCCGAAGCCAGAGGCAATCACCACGGCGACGATGATCAGGAGCTTGACCGGATCGACGCCGGCCGCCCAGGCGCCGAACGCACCAAGCAACCCAGTGCCGGAGAAAATGGAGGTGAACCAGTTTGTTTTCTGTCGCACCTCCTTCTCGACAGCAGCGGGCACCACCGGCAGGGTTTCCGTCACGGGCGCGATGGTCACCTCGCGCCGCATCGCCTCGCCAGGTGAAAGCGCCACCAGTGCCCTGTGCATCGCCGCCCGCGTCTTCGGCCCGACATCCCCGTCAGCATCAAGCCCATGCTCGGACTGGAACCTTCGGACCTCCTCGGGGCCATAGCCGAGCATCACCAGCGACACGCGACCGAGACGGTCGACGCGATCGGCAAAGCCGTTCTTGCCGCCATTGATCTTCTTCGTGATGGTCTCGACGTCGCCCTGGTCGGCCCACTTGTTGAGGTTGCGCGTCGACCAGTACCAGAGCGCCGAAAGCCCCTCCCAGGGATCCGTGTTGATGAGATCCGGATTCCTGCGGAAATCCGGCACGGGGCCGATATCGAGCTCGACACACCACTCGTAGAACTCAGCAATATTGGCGCCGCCAGTGACCTGCATGGGGCCTCGGCCGCGATTTTTGAAGCCGTCGCCATCGACCGCCGGCGTATTGCCGAGATCCGTGCGCGTATCGTAGCGCTTCTGCGCGGGCGTCGGCCCCCAGAGTTCCCTGTCGAAGCGGAAGTCTCCACTCTCGTGCATGAGCTGGGGCCAGAACTGTGCCTCGCGATGCGGCTTGTCGAGGCCGACGCGTGCGCCGTAGCGCTCGAGCGCTATCATGACGGAGTTGAGGTTGCTGTCGCTGACGCGCGCCTTCGCGGCCGCGCGCACCATTGCGGCGGTGATCATGTTGATGTCCTCTTCCTTGGTGAAAAACGTGAGCGGCGCGATGGCCGGAAATGCGGAAATCAGTTTTCGTCGGTCCGGCCGTACCGACGGCTCGTGGACCATTCGGAAGGTGTGGCGGGCGTCCCTGCCGGAGCGTCCTTCGCGACGCTTCCCGTGTCGCCGTCGCCGGCGCCGCCCGCGTTGCTACCGGGAGCCGACTTCTTGGCGGACGAGCCGTCATATAGCTTGGCGCTGATCTGCGTCCTGTAGCCTTCTGACTTGCGATATGTGTGTGTCGCCGTATCGATGATATACGGCACGCCATCCAGTCCCGGACGAACATCCTCGAAAAGCAACGGCGCGCCGGCAACAATTGCCGTGTCACCGACGACAGTGACCGAAGCCGCACCCTCGCCGCGCTTCAATTCCCTCGCCTTCGCCTGCGCGGCTTTGTCCGCCTCGGCAACGTCGGCGAACGGCTCAGGGATCCGGTACACGCTATCGCCATCTGCATCGGCATCTGCGTCGATCTCGACCCGCTCCGCCTTCCCCTTGTCCTGATGGTAGGCCACCACCTTCTTGTACTTGGTGCGATCGTTCGCTTCGAAGGAGCATGATCCCGGGACAACCTTTGACGGCAGCACCACGACAGAACCGAGAAACGCACCGCTTGCCGCGTTGCCGGAACCTCGCTTCGAAAAGATCAGACGGCCGTCTCGCACCTTGAAGAGCGCATTGTGCCGTTCAGCCAGGCGGCGAAGCACGTGGATGTTGCTTTCATCCTGCTGGGCGAACCACTCATACTCGTGCTCGCCTATCGCTTCGTCGACGGAAGCCGACAAGCCGCTGTCGGAAGCGATTTCGCCGACGATGTCCTTGACCTTCTTCTTATCCCAGTGGCGTTCCTGCCGCTGCTTCATCTTCCCGGTTCGCATGTCGCGTGCCTTGCCGGAGATCGACATCGAATAGGGAAGGCAGCCCACCTTGACCTTGTCGACAACGAAGAGGCCCAGGCTGCGCGCCGCACCATAGCCGACACGGATATCGACGATTGCCCCTTTGCGAGGGATGGCCAGGAAGTCAGGGGGCCCGTCGTTCAGCTCCATCTGGAACGTGTCGGAGGCGAAGCCCTCCTTGTCTGTGACCGTGACGGATGTCAGGCGCTCGTAGAATGCGCCTGCGACCGGCGCCCCGTCCACGACGATTTCGACCTTCGGCTTCATGACACGTGCCTCCTGCTCACGACCAGAGGCTGATGAGTGGGCGCTCTGTCCGCGACAGCGGCGCATCTGGCATCAGGATCTGCGTTCCCATCGGCAACACCACATCGCTTGCGGCAAGAGAGGGATTGGCGGCGAGCACGAGCTCGGTCACTTCGGCGGTCCGGCCGTAGTGGCGATAGCAGGCAAGGTCGAGGGTCTCCCCCTGTTTCGTGACGTAACGGGTCGGCATATGGCCCTCACCTGAAGAAATCAATGACGCGCGCGAGAGCGGATGCAGCCAGGCCGGATCCGCTGTAGCGCTTGAGCGAGATGGAATAGGCGTTGCGCATCGGCGTGCCGCGGGCGGTGTGGAACGAACGATCCTCGTCGACGGACTGCACCGTGTAGACACCGTGGATGATACCGGCCGCCTCGCTACCGGATACGAGCATCATGGGAACGCCGGCGCGCGCCGCGGCAAGGATACCGTCAAGCGATTCCTGCCCGCCGAATTCGACGGGAAAAAGCACCCCCTTAACGACGACCTCTTCGGAGGTGGGCCCGGTCCATTGCTGCTGGTTGAAATCCTGCGCAACAGCGACGTCAGCCCATGGGGTCTGCAGACGACGCTGCACACCATCATATCCAAAGCCGAGCGCCTCAAATCCGAAGGAGCCAAGCATCATTGCGACAGGTCCGGACATGTTTTACCTTCCCGCGGAATCGGAGCGCGAAACTATGTTGAAAAATGTGATTGTCTTCGCGGTGGCGCTGCTGCCAGGACTGGCGAACGCTCAGTCAAGCTACACATGCTCCGACTATCTCAAGGATTTGCCTGACGGTTCAGCACCCGCGTTCCGTCAGGCAGTCGGCTTCACATATGGCGCATTCTATATGTCCAATTGGACGGGAACCCTGCTCGTAGACGAGGATAAGCTGAAGCGCTTCGATAACAGCATCATCGCAAACTGCCGCTCGATGCCAGACAAGTCTTTCGCCCTCATCGCACTGCAGACCGCTCACGACTACGCGAGATGAGCGACCATTGGCTAGTCAGTGTCGGCGGCCTCGACGGCATCCTTCACCGCCTGCCCCAATCGAGCTGCTGCAGCGTCCGCAGCTGCTTCTGGAGAGGATACACCCGTTATACTGATTGGCGCATTGACGGTAACATGAGGCGGCTCCTTGTTAGTAACCCGGACATCCTGAGTACCTCGAGACGGCTGAAGTAGCTGGTCGATCGTCGCAGCATCCAGCACTAGCGGCCTGTCAGAACCGTCAGACGCCCCCGTTTGAATGCCGAAATGCGATTTCGCGTCGAAGCCCGGCTGCGCGGCGTCACCAAGCAGGAAGCGTTTCCAACCAGGAACCCCTTCCGCATCAGGTGTTAAGCCCAGCAGGCGCTGCAAACCTTCCTTGCTCTTCTGCTGATTCCTTACCTGATCTTCAAAGGTATCACCTGGGGTGTCCGAGAGAACTTGCGGAATGGCACCGATGGTCGCGCCAACGCCGAGCCCCTTCAGCCAACGGGTCACGTTTGACCAGTAGCCGGCGACTGGCGGGAGATCAGGGGACTTACCTCCCTTCGCCCCTCTTCCGTCCCCTCCGAGTCCTGGAAACGCTGCGGCTTCGCCTAGCAGGCCACCCACCTTCCCTGCCGCCTTCAATATCCCGATCGCCGTGGTGATGCCGGTCAGGAAAGCAATTGCCCGCGCCACCTTCATCAGCGCGCCGGCGAAGATCGCAATCCCGACAGAGGCGGCCATGAGCTTGAAACCTTGCCCGGCCATTTCGCCGAAGAACTGAGCAATGGGATTGCCCCGGATGGCATCCGAGAGATCGCGCACCGATGCGCCCCACTCCTTCGCCTGCATGAAGACCCGTCCGATGGCATCGGCGGCGCCGCCGCCATCGACCTTTCCGAAAAGCAGGTCGCCGAGGTCCTCGACCATCTCGCGGAAGCTGCTGTCATAGCCCATGCCATGCATGAAGCCCCGGGCGGATGCCCCCATCTTGTCGAAGATGGAAGCGCGCTGATCGAGCGTATCGAGCACGTAGCCGACACCGGCGATACCCTCCTTGATCGTCGGCAGCCATTCCTTCCCCATGCCTTCGAACACATAGGAAAATTTGTTGCCGAGGATCTGCAGCGCGTTTTCCACCGTGCTCGCGCGGGCGACATACTCCTGGAAGGCGGAGCCGGCATACTTCGTCCGGTCGCCGACACTGCCAAGCGCTTGGTCGAGCAATTGGATATTCCCCACGAGAGGCGCGAAGGCTTTCGCCTCGTCCCCAAAGAAATCCGACAGCAACGAGATATGCCGGTCCTTCGGCGCTTTCGCGATCGCCGTAAGCACCTTCCGCATGGTGCCTTTGGCATCCTTCTGCATGTCCTTGGCGATCGTTGGAAGGTGAAGGCCGAGCGCCTTGGCCGCATCCTGCTGGCTCTTCTTCGCCGACGCTCCGCGCGTCAACGCCTTCACGACATTCTGCATGGCCGTGCCGGCGACCTCCGCCTCGGCGCCGGCGGCGATCATGGCGCTGCCGATTGCCGCAATCTCCTCCTTCGCAAAACCACCCATCTCGGCCAGCGCACCGACACGCAGCATGTAGGCGGTGATATCCTTGGCCTTCGACGCCATATTGTTGGACAGATGGTTGATGACGTCAGCCATGTCCCCCGTCTCGGCTACCGTCAGCCCCAGCTGTGTTTTCAGCTTTGCAAGGCTCTCGCCAGCATCCCCGGCCGTCATGTCGAACGCGATACCCACGCGCGCCGCCATCTCCGCGAAGGCCTTCAGGTCGGTCGTCGCAACGCCGGATTCCCCGGCCGCAGCATAAAGAGCCGCGATATCGGTTGCCGTCAGCGGGATCTGCCGCGACAAATCCTTGATCGAGCGCTCCATGTTCTGGAATTGCTCGTCTGACGCGTCGACCACCTTTCTCACATCGGCGAATGCGCTTTCGAACTTGATAGCCGCCCCGACTGTCCTCGACATGCCTTGGGTGACGCCAATATAGGCGCCCCCGAAGGCCATGGCCTGCCCGAGGACACCACGTAGGGGTGCGGCGAACGCCATCTGCTGCCGGCTGAAGCCGTCGAGAACACCCATGATGCGCCCTGCCCGACGCGTTACATCGTCGAGCAAGGTCACCTTGAGAATGGACTGAAGGACACTCATGCGGATTTCCCGAGCAGTTTGCGCACTTCGAGGGCCTTATCGAAGTAGGCGAGGGTTTTCTCAGGGGGCCAGCGCTCGATGATATCAGGCGCCGGCCCCGTGATCGCGGAGATCAGGCAGATGATCAGTCGCCAGTCATGCCCTCCGGCCCGGATTCCTTCTCCCCCATCAGGTGCTCGACCTCCTTCATGATCCGCGCGAACTCGCGTGCCTTGATCTTACGGAACGCCGGAAGCGGAACGTCGCACATGGAAGCGAGGATCGCTGCGATCTTCGAGGTCTGCCCCTCGAACTTGTCGGCAGCCATGAGGTCACCCGTTTCCGCCTCGCGGAAGGTGAGCGAGGTGTAGGTTTTGCCGGCATGCTCCACCGGCGAGGCCAACGTGATCGTGGTCATTGTGTTTCTTTCTGAAATGTAAGGAAAGCTGCGAGACGGCCGATCAGTTGATCAGCAGGGCATTGTGGATCGCGGCGTACTGCGACTGGCCGCGCACCTTGATGTCGAAATCGTCCATCTCGAGGAGTTCCTCGCCGTCGACCTCGAGCTTGAAGTAGTTCACCGACACCTGAAGGTCGTTTTCCGGCATGTCGCCGGGCTTCCATGTGCCGGCGTCGACCTGGCGCAGGAAGCCGCGCAGCGTCATGACGGCCGAATGCACCTCGCCCGTCTCGTCAACGAGCGCGCCCGTGATCATGAAGGGATGCTCGGTGCCAGGCGCAAAGCCGAACAGCGTGACGATCTGCGGGTCGAGGCCCGGCATCTTGAAGCTGAACTCGAGCTTCTCGTAGCCGAGCCGCACCTCGCGGGGCTTGATCATGCCGCTGTTGCGCAGCTCTTCGACCTTCGCCTGCGGGACGGGCGGCGTGATGTCGCCGATCTGGCCGAGCTTGGTCTCGCGATCGGCAAACAGCGTGCAGTCACGCATGATGAAGCTGGGAAGATTGCTCATTTATCTCTCCTGTTGGCCGGCCCGCTCAAGCGGCGAGCGTCAGCGGACCGTTTTCGATGGCGCCGCGCACGTCATCCAGCAGCAGCTGGTAGTAGAGGATGTTGCGGTGCGTGGTGACGTGGATCTGCTCCATGATGCCGACAGGCTCGAACTCCACATCAAGGAAGACCTTGCCGTTGGCATTGAGGGTCGGCACGTTGAGGTCGGAAAGCCAGACGCGGCCGCCGATGATGTCGTCATTGTTCTTGAAGACGCGCATGCCGGCGTTGCCGTCTTCCACCAGCATCTTCAGGTTATATTTCGTGAACTTCCGGTCGACGTAGAGGAAGTAAAGGTCCTCGAGGGATTCGTTGATCATGTCGGCCGTGGCGCGCACGCTGTCGAACTGCCAGAGAGGATCGTCGATCGCCAGGCGGGAGCCCCAGGTACGGAAGCCGCCGCGCTCGTTGATGATCGTCGACACCTGGTTTTCGTTCAGGTAGTTGCTGTCGTCGGGATACTGGATGGCGCGACGCACGCCGTCGATCGTGCGGATGATCTTGTTCGAGACGGAACCCGACACACCCTCCGCCGACGAAACAACACGCGCCCGCACCCCGGCGAACACAGGAGCCACGGGCTTCGTGACCGGCGTGCCGGCGACGTTCTTCACCACCTTCGGATCGATGATCAGGATCCTGCCGCCGTTGACGGTCTGTCGAAAGCGGACAGCCTCCGCATTCGTCGTATCCGGGCCGGCGATATAGGCGCGGGCACGCACCTGGGGGCAGATGACGTTCAGCGCCGAGACGAAGCCGTTTGCCACGTCGCCGACATTGGCGGTCGCAGCCGGCAGGACCTTGCCCACATCGCTGCCGCCGCCGGTAAACGCGATGGTCGGCGCTGCCGACATATTCTTGCCGGGAGAAACGACGTCAACACGGATCACCTTGCCCGCATCAGCGCCGGTGCCAAGCACGGCAACGAGCGTCGGAAGCACCTTACCCGGATCCGAGCCGCCACCTGTTGCGGCGACGGCCGGGGCCTCGGTCAGATTGGACCCCTGACCGGACAGGGAAACCGAGACAACGCCATCCTCGATCCACGCTCCTGTATTGCCGGCAGTGATGATCACCTTCGGATGATAACCGGTCACCGCCTTGGCGCGCAGAGCCGCATAGAGGCCGGTCCGCAGCACGGGATCACCGATAAGGTTCGCCTCGAGCACCGACGGCGTCGCGCTGTGCGGCACCCGATTGACCATCACGAACGAACCACCCTCCCCGAAGACCGTTGTGAGGTCATCGAGCAGTGTGCCGCCAGCGCCGAGGGCGGACGCCTGAGCGAGGGAAGTAACGAGCGTCGGATAGTTCTCCGGAAATGCCGCGTCATCCGCATCCGGCGCAGTGCCGTTGATGAAGGTGACGTTCTGCCG